GTCGTACCCGCATGTAGACGATGTAATCAGGATAAAGGAAGTAGAAATTGGGTTAAATGGATGAGAGAAACATTCGGATATAACCCACTCCGAGAACAATTGATTTCGGACTACATCAAATAAACACACCCAAATAATAAACACGCCCCCGAAAGGGGGCTTTTTTTATGGCAGCACATAAGGAGTTAGACAAGTTACACGATACAGCTCGCACAATGCTTTTAGATTATAGAAATGAACTAGAAGCACGGGCCAAACTAGGCAAAATACCTAGTGAGCTAAAAAAAGTCAGAGAACAACTACAAAATCTAGACCTAGATTTCTACAGTTACGGCGATATTGTTGACGATGCTTTGTCGCAAGGCAAAGATGCTAGTGGTTTGCAAAAAGTATTAAGAAACCACCAAACCAGAACAATGAATTTATGGCAAGTTCTGGCTGATGATACGATTCATCATATTGTTCAAAAAAGAACTGGCGGTGATAATTTAGCTAACGCCCGCGGTGAAGTTGTAAGAGAAGTAGTCGATAGACTACGCGATAAATATGGCATGGGTTTTGGTAATGATCCTAGTAATATGGTTCCACTATCTGACGGTGCACATAAAGCCTCACAACGACCAAGAGGTTTAGAACTTAAATCTGGAGTTGTCTTAAAAGACAAATCAAGAGCTGCACATGCAGGTGGAGATACAAGAAAATACGCTGTCAATCTTACAAAAAAACAGATTGAAACAGCAGATGCATTGTTCAAAGAACTTGATTGGAGATTTGAAGCACAACTTGCTGATGCTAAGCGTGGATTACTTACAGACACACCTAGACAGCAAAAGATAAACGAACTTGCTGGCGCAAAAGCATACGGTGCAACGTCAGAAGCCGAATTTATTCCTGCAAAAAAGGCAGCTAGAGCACTTGCTCCAGAAGTTGTAACTCCTACCTATCGATTAATTAATGTCGGCGGCACATTGAGATTGGTGGGCTTGGGTGCAGTCGGCGGCTTAGCAACCAGTGAAGAAGGTTTAACTAAAGCATTAGAAGGTGATCTTGTAGGTGCCGCAAAAGCTGCTGGCACAGAAATGCTCGTAGGCGAAGCAATCGGACAAACAATCCAAAAGGTAGCTCCTCATGCAGCGAAGATCATGCCAACAATTACTTCAGGAGTAGCAAAAATTATGCCAGCATTGATGAAAGCAACTGGCGCTGGAACTGCAATGCAGGCTGGTGCAGCAATAGGATTGTGGATGCAAGATAATGTGGCTCTCAATACTGCAGGTTCAGGTAGAGGCAGTGGCTCAGCAGCTTTTGGAAATACTAAATGACAGACGTACTATCGGCGTTACAAGATGATTTTAAGCTGTTCCTACAGGCTCTGTGGGGGCAGCTAGATCTTCCTACGCCTACTCGCGCACAATACGCAATCGCTGACTACTTACAGCACGGTCCTAAACGCCTACAGATTCAGGCTTTCAGAGGAATCGGGAAGAGCTGGATCACTGGCGCATTTGTCCTTTGGACACTGTTCAAAGATCCAGAAAAAAAGATCATGATTATCTCCGCGTCTAAAGAACGTGCAGACAACATGTCTATCTTCCTACAAAAACTAATTATTGAAACACCATGGCTTTCTCATTTACGCCCGAAGTCCGACGATGCAAGATGGTCGAGAATAAGCTTCGATGTGAACTGCTCACCCCACCAGGCCCCGTCCGTAAAGTCGGTGGGCATCACTGGACAGCTAACCGGAAGCCGCGCAGATTTAATGATTCTAGACGACATTGAAGTTCCTGGTAACTCAATGACAGAAATGATGAGGGAGAAACTTCTACAACTTTGTACAGAAGCTGAATCAATCCTTACACCTAAGGAAGACTCCCGCATCATGTACTTAGGTACTCCTCAGACGGTCTTTACGGTCTACAGAAAGCTCGCAGAACGTAATTACAGACCCTTTATTTGGCCAGCACGGTTTCCCCGCTCACTGTCTAGCTACGAAGGTCTCATAGCACCTCAACTCCAAGAAGATATTGATGAAGGTGCAGAAAAGTGGGAAGTAACTGACCCAGATAGATTTAATGAAGAAGACCTTATCGAACGTGAAGCAGCAATGGGTCGAAGCAATTTCATGCTTCAATTCATGCTGGATACATCCCTTAGTGACGCAGAAAAGTTCCCTCTTAAAATGGCGGATCTTATTGTCACTTCAGTTAACCCTGACACTGCTCCTGATTCAATCGTCTGGTGCTCAGACCCCAGAAACTGCATCAAAGACTTACCAACTGTCGGATTACCTGGAGATTATTTCTATTCTCCAATGCAACTCCAAGGAGAATGGTTACCTTACGACGAAACAATCTGCAGTGTTGATCCGTCGGGTAGAGGAACGGATGAAACGGCAGCAGCTTATATCTCCCAACGCAACGGTTTCTTGTACTTGCACGAAATGCGTGCTTACAGAGATGGATACAGTGATCCGACACTCTTGGACATTCTAAGAGGTTGTAAAAAATATGGTGTCACTAAATTAGTTATTGAAACTAACTTCGGTGATGGTATCGTCGCTGAACTATTTAAAAAACACCTACTTCAAACAAAACAAGGTATTGATGTTGAAGAAATACGAGCCACAGTACGTAAAGAACAAAGAATTATCGATACTTTGGAGCCCGTACTTAACCAACACCGCCTTGTTGTTGATCGGTCTGTTGTTGATTGGGATTACACTTCCAATAAAGACGCAGCACCAGAATCAAGACTCCTTTATATGCTCTTCTACCAGATGAGCCGCATGTGTCGGGAAAAAGGTGCCGTTAAACATGACGATAGACTTGATTGTCTTAGTCAAGGTGTCCAATACTTCACAGATGCTCTAGCTATCTCCGCACAAGAACAAATTAATACACGTAAACGTGAAGAGTGGAATGACCTCCTCTTTGCATCTATAGAAGACCCCCAAGGCTCTGCTAATCACCTCGTTCTGGGCTTCGATAAAGACCAAAGACAACAAGCAAGACGCAATTCTAAGAACCCTGTCCCTAACTGGGTTTAGCTAGGTCCCTGCCTTATACAGGGGAAGTAGAGGGTGGACTACCTCCTCTGTACTGGGGAAGGAGACAATCCTTCCTCTTTCTAAATATCCCATGAATGGATATCTAAAAAGCACCTAAGTAAATGACTTGTTCTAAATAACATCTATCTCATCTATATCACATGAATTGATATCTGATTGAGATCTTTGTTATACCTCCACTAAACGTATATATGAAACCTATTGAGTTTGAACTAAATACTCACGGTATGAGATACGAATATCACCGTACTAGAGAAGGTCCAAACTGGTTCTTGTGTTACTACAAAGATTCAGCAGTAATACGTACTGACCCTAAAGATGCTTGGCGTACTATTGGTGTTGCTAAGTTCACTGATACAGGTAAAGCTCTTAAAGCTTGGGCATTGGAATGTCACGATAAATACGTTACAAGCAAGCTGGAAGCTAGACCTGATACCTCCTTTGCTTCAGAAGCAATCGCAGAAACAGAAGAATCTCCTACAGATAATACAAAGATGGTCACTTAATGCTCGAATGGATAAGGCTATTGAGTTCTTACAAGAAAAACATCCTTGGCTTACATATGCTGAGGGCTTTGCTTTGATAGTTGACAGCCATAAACGTCATCTTCCGTACAACAATAAGTTTGGAGCAACAAAAACTTTAGTTGACATAGATGTCCGTCTCTTTGGCAGGGAAACTAGTGACAAAATCAAGGATAGATTAGCAGTAATTGCTGAATGGTTATAAATAAAGTTCCGATAATTTTTGACATAATTTTGTCAAGGCATATACGTAGGACCAGGGACGCCGATTACCCCCAGGGGGGGTGGTATGAGCCGCACGCGACTGCTAGTGGCGTGCAATCCACTCGCTATGTGGCACTGAAACGTGTCTAATCCGTGCCACTATTGCTCACTCAATCTCAACCAATCTGTCGCGCCAATATTATTTAAACTTTACGATTGCAACGCATTGATAACACAAACTAATCACTCACTAAATATACTCACACTCATCAGGTACTGACTAACACTTATGCTGTGTTGTGTTGTTATCATCCAGATGTGGACAGTTGACAAAGAGGCACAGCACCACTTGAATCCTTAGCTATAGTGTGCCATCATGTATGCATGGAAGGGAAGGCAAGCGCTACTCCTTCCATAAGTGGACAGTTCACAAGGTGTCCACTAAATCACCCACAACGCTCAAAAGGTGCTATGCTTACAGCATGACAGTCATCAAACAACCTCTTTCACAACTCGACAGGCGTTACCTCATCGCAGCACTCATCGGCGAGTATGAATACCTATGCCATGACGACAGCGAAATTGACGACATGACACCGGCTGAACACTTTCAGCTGCTCTC